CACAGCGTTTTTTATCGACGTCAAAAGGTCGCTATTTTCCCCCCCCCCAATGTCAGTGAGTTATTCGGTGTACCGATTAGTTTATTTGCGTATTCATTTTTAGACTGGCTCGACTGCGAGCAACAGTCTAAACGCTACGCTTCTATTTAAACTAGTTGGTACGACGTACGTAACGACGTACTGTACGGTACGGTACGGGGGGATGTACGAGCCCCGACGACGTAACGACGACTGGTGGGTTGGTAGTGGTTGGTTGGTTCGTTAGACGTAAAGCTATTATTCATACATTAGGCTAACTATGTGGGCTTGCGGGAAAAGCGCGGTACTACTGCATTTGTGAACGCCAAAGAAACTAATCTGTTGACATTACCGGGATTCTAGGTGGGGAAGTGTATAACATACTATACACTTTAATTAATGCACTGAAGAGAAGCAACAGCACACCACAAACATTTAAATATCAGGAGATCTAACATTAATTACAGTGTGTAACTCTTTTGAGTGTAATATATAGTTGGAAAGCTGTTTACCATACTATTTCTTTCTTCTCTTCTTTTGATACTTTTCTTCTCTTCTTTCTTTGTCATAGTCTTGAAAGTATATAGCACACTCACCAAATAGGTAAAGGTTTAAATAGTCATCATGTTACAGTATATGTATGCCATCGCACCAAGTAACATTTAAGAGAATCAAAGCACTTAGTTACATAACTGAGAGTTATAAAAGTATACACCTTATACCCGAAGATTCTCAAACTTGGAATGATTGGGTATTTGAGATATGTGATTTATTTGAATGTTCGAAAAGAACAGCTTTAGAATATATGTATACGGCGAGGTCAAGAGTTAAGAGATTGGCAGAACAAAGGGAAAATGAACGATTAATTCAAGAAGAAGCTAAGGTTGACACACCCGTCACACCAGTCACACCAGTCACAGATGAATTAAAAGAAGTATTGGAGTTAAGTAAACCTTATGAGTAATTGTTCTAAGTGTGAAACTGATTTGAAATTATATATTTGTCCAAGACATAAGATATATGTGTGTTATAATTGTGTTTCTGGGGTTAAGCATATGGATGGAGTAAATGCAGACAATCAAATCCTATCTAAATTTGTGTTTAAATGTGTAGATGAAGATTGCAATTTTGTTAAGTTATGAAATTCCCTGTAATTGAGCCATTCAAAGACGGAATATGTTTTATATGTGGTACGGCTTGTTTACCTAATTATTGCTTACATGAACATTGCGCATATATACAATGGGAAGAGAAACAAAGAAGAAGAAGAGTAGCTAATGAAAAGCTTTAATTCTTCTCCTCTCGCATCTCTTTTATTCTTTTTATTAATTCATTCCAACTCATAGGGTATTTCTTCTCTGATTCAATATCAATGAGTTTCAAAACTTCATCAAGTGTTTGGTTTCTTACTTCTCTTTTTATTTCATAAAATTCATTAGTAAATAAAATGTTAGGGCGTGGCTCTGCTCTAGAGAGTGGGTTCTTAAGCCCCCCAGAGCCCGTTTCCTGACTTTTCTTATAAAGTTTATTAATCTCTTCAAAGTTTTCACAAACTTGTTTATCCATTGGTTCCCAAATCTTTCCATTAATAAAATCGATAATTTCATTTATCTTTAAAAACATTTCATAAAACCCTTCTACTTGGTTTAATTTCTCAATCATATCAATTTCTTCCCCTGCAATTCCTTAACTATATTCTGATGGAATTCATTTGTACAACTAGGACAAAAATAAATAACAAACTCACGGTCTGAAAGTCTGATTTCCACAGACGCAGATTCAGCCTTATAGTAACACTTACATTTCAGACACATTATATCAAAGCTCATCTAAACACCACCCATACAAAGTATATTGATGAAAAGTATAAAAAAACCCACGCCAACCATTCCAGTATTTTTCTTGATCTTCTCTCTTGTTCAAAAGAACAACATATTTCACAGTGTTTTTTCATCTGAACACCCACTTCTCAAGCCTTTCAGCTAATTTTAAGATTGCTTCAACATCATCAGTAATTTCTAAGTCTCTCCATTTAGCATTCTCCATCTTGGCGATTTCTATTGCTGAGTCTTTACAATTCTGTCTAACAATCAATCTATCTCTGTCTATCCCCTGCGACTCGTCCTTATGCACTACAGGGGATGACTGATATTGTGAACTTATGTCTTTAGGCTTATTAGATTCTAACTTAGCTTTAATTAATGCTGAAGCTTCTCCAACTGTAACTCCCTCTTTATTATATTCTATTCCCAACTTATCCATTAAGAAATATTGTTTCTCTGTTGCTTCTTCGTCTTTACTCATTTGAGCCTCTCATTTAGAACCTTGTGTTGACAAGATGGACAAGTCATATACTTTCTAGTAGACATTGTTCTCCACTTGTATTTACAAATTCTACACTTTAATTTATTCCATATTATTTTTTTCATTTTGTTTTTGTTTGTCAGGTCGTAAGGGGCTTCTTTCATCCCCCTCGTACTCTGTATTTGTAGCCAGTTGCGGAATTTGGATATAAGCTCTTTAAAGCTAACCACAACCAATTAAGGCTTAATAGTAGTAGGAGTAGTAGGTATTTAAATGTTTCTATTATACAACTTTTCCGTTTATTGTTAATTGTGCATCTATAGTTTTGTTTTGTGGAACTGTAAAACTATCGACGACATTACCATTTAATTTTATTTCTAATAAATCACCACTGTTTAAAGTTGCTGTTCTCAAATATTTAACTCTAGTTTCTGTTATTATTTCTATTCCCATGCTACTACCCCCTTTGTATATTCTAACATGTAGTATTCTAAAGTTCCAGTCTCGGCTGAGTTTGCTAATTGAACAGTTATGACAACGTTAAGGGCTGTTGTGCCCGTGTTTATTGTGTCTGTTTTAAGTGAGCTAGAAGCACCACCATTTACGAAACAATTACCCCCGCCCCAAGCTATTTGAGAACTTGCAGAATTTCTATTTGAACAATTAAGGAAATAGTTCACAACCGGACTTGTTGTTAAACCGCCTGAACTAAAAAGAACAGTAGAACCTAAGCCGTTTATTCTAACTCTAAATGTTTTAGTATTCGCTGAATTTGTACCATCATTAGTCCACCATAATCTAAACGCCCCATTAGCCCCAAGAGTCCCCGCGGGTATTGTTATCGTCGCTAGAACTGTTTCGGTCGTATTTCCAGTATGAGAGGCTTGAGCCCCACTAAGAGCCCCTATTTTCCAATTAGCAGAGTTGGGCATACTCACAGAAGCCCCAGTTAATGTTATTTTATCGTCGGCTACAATATCTAAATCTCCGTCGGTGGGAGAGTTAATATAAATTGCAGAGTCGCGAACATTAAGTTTATCTGTAGTTGTTAGTGTTGGGTTACCACCGCCCGAAGTATTACCACCGACACTTAAAACAGTAGACCATGAAGGAGTAAGAGCCGCAGTTTGAAGAGCCCAGTTAACCACTCCATCCGTACTATTTTCTAAATAATAAGTGTCTGTTGTTGACGGTTTAGCTAGATTAATCCATTGCCCACCACTTCGATAAATAACGTCCCCGTTAGCAAGTCCAGTGAAAGTAACATCTCCCAAACTCCCAAGTTTAACCTCGTCAACGTAATTCTTAGTTGCTACGTCCGAGAGGGCTACGGGCTCACTGACGTTCTGTATTATGTGAGAATGAGCATCATGAGCAGATGTAGAATCTCCAATCGTGAAATTTAAATCTGTCAAATCATAAAACTTGTGTGAACCACCATCACCCGCAACATAAGAAATCGCGCCAGATTCTACACCGAATCCATACAATCCAAGTCCACCAAGTAAATCTATTTTATTTGGACTTCCTGCTGGAGATGCAAAGTAACTTGAAAAATTAATTTTGACTTGCTCGGATGCCGTGCCTATTGTTAAGTCTCCAGTCATTGTATCGCCGGAAATATTTACATATCTATCATCTAAATTCTCACCATTAATAATAAAGTTGTTGGCTTTGAGAGTTCCATCCCAAATCATTAAATCCCTATCAGGACATGACCAACCCGCCATGTATTATTATGCTCCTTTTTGAGTTCCTTTATATAACACTACACTTAGAGGATCTGTTAATTGGCATACTCCTTCTTGAACTACGCGTACAGTGACGTTTCTATATTTGTCTTCTATTGTTGTAGTCTGTAATGGCACTAATGATTTCCATGTACCGCATCTCTTAGGTTTAACAAGTAAGGCTCTACTTACTGGAACGCTAATAGATGTTACTAACTGTATTCCCGCTACTTTTTCTTGCCTTCCATTTGTGGCTATATCATCGCCCATTCTTGGAAATTGTGCGCCTTTGTCTGTAAGGTATCTTAATGCGCTTCTGTAATCTCTTGGGTTAAGGAATAACATCAAGTCACTTGTATCGTATGAGTTTTCACCAATAAGCTGTTTACCTTTTAGTAAGTCATCTATAAATGCTGAACTTGTTTCGTTCCATGCCCCACCACTTCCCGCGGGCATTCCTGTAACTGCACCAGTGAATACAACATTAATGTTCGAACTTGTGTCTGTATCACTAAGAACCGTATAAATTTGATCATCTACTGCTTTAATAACTCCTTCTGTTAATTTGAATAAAGCTCTTTCTTGAACATCTAAATCATCACTTATAATGTCTTCCCATGGTATCATTTGTTCTAATCCATATTTCTCTATTACAGAGCTGATTCTATCCCATACTGGACTGGCTTGTGGGAATTGTGCACCTCTAGGTATTCCTCTAATTGACTGACCTGTAGCTGTTAATGGTGTGGCTGATTCTCTCCAGAAGAAATTCTTCCATGCTGTAGTATCCACTTCTGTAACTGCTTGCATGAATTTGTATGATCTTATTGCTATACCCTTAACTGTTTTATCAAAGAATTGACTTCTTAAATCTGAGCTACCAACTTCTTTATCGACTGCCATTATTTATTGAACCTCACGATTATAACTTCACCGTCTGATGCTGTTTCTTCTGCTGTACCTACAGCCATTGAATACACTAAACCTCTAGAAGAAGCATCAGAACCGACAAGAATAGGTATAGCCATAACTTCGTCATTTCCTGCACAAATAACAGTTTGTCCTACTGTGATAGCTCCACTTGCTCTTATGTCTGCACGTCCTATTTTTAATACTGAAACTGTTGTTGCACCATCGCTAGCCTCTTTGTCGCTAGTAACAATGCCAAGGAAAGCTCCCGAAGTAGTAAGACCCCCAACAGTCCAAGCTAATGCTTTAGATGCTGTATAAGGATCATGAAGTTGTACTAATGTACCCTTAGATAATGGTAATGAATCCGTACAGGAATATGTTTGAATTTCTGAATAAGGTGTAAGGTAATTTGCGAATACTGCTTTTGGTGCTACTGCCATTAATCAGTTATATTATACATTTCTATTTAAACTTTTTTTTGAGCTTGGCAAAATATGGATTATATTTTTCAGTGCTTATCTCTGCGATTCTTTGATGCAATTTTATAAATCTCATATCGAGCCAACCTACAAGCGTAATCAGGATTACAATAAAAAGAACTATCAACAACATCGTAGATGTTTGGATATTTGGAAAATAAAGCTTTAATGTAACTGCGAGCGCGATAGGGTATTTTAAGTCGCTTGCATAACTCTGCCCGTTGCCCATCCAAATCTTCAGGAGCGCGAGCCTCTCGAGAATCTTCATGTGCCATTGGTTACAGCAAAAGGAGAAGCGGGATCAAAAGCCCAACCACCTAATGAAGATTTGTATTTAATAACAGCTTCAACAATCTTAGATTTATCTATTATACCGTCGAGGTTTACAAAGTTTAACCCAAAGTTAATACACCATTTCAAACTATTAAAAGATCCAAAAGAATATCCCGCAATAAAGACTACAATTGAAATTATAATTAATGCTGATATACTAAACTTCTTCATATGTTCTCTTGGTGAAACTCTTCGCCTGTTTTTTCATCTTTCCAAGTGCTTTCACTATCTTCCTTAATTCCAATCATGTAAATAGCCACGCCCTCGCGCGGAATTATTCTGTTTGTTGTGCCTCTATCTTTTTTCTTAGGTATCTTTTCCGCACCCATCATTTTACGTAATGAGTTTACTGCTACACTTGCTTGCCATGGATGGACTTCGCCGTCTCCTATGTTAAGACCATTTAATACTTCGTTAACTCGGTCTTTTGGAACTGCATAACCCATTATCTTATACTCACGTAGTCCTCCTTGTAATGCGTACAAAATCTTTTCGTCCTTTGTTAATTTCTTCCCGTTATGTTTACTACCTTTTTTATGTGTTCTAGTAAATTGAAATAATTGACCAGATAGAAATCTTTCAAAGTCTTCAACTGCTCTATAATTCCCTCTTTGTAAAAATAATATTTCACTCATAAATTTCTCCTCATTACTTTTATTCTGTGTTTTATGTTTTTCATAAACCTATAATCAAATGCTCTTCTGGCATCTGGCTCAATTCGTTTAAATAATTTCTCTTCACGCCCAGACCTTCCACCACCAAATAGTTTTATATCATTAGCTTTTGCATATCCGTCGATAAAACCTTTTTGATAAAACATAACTAGTTCTCTTTGAACTTGTAGGGCTTCGCTTAGTTCGTCGGAGTTTACTTTGACATCAACCTTTTTACCTTTTCTTTTAAACATTTATCCTCTCCAGTGTTTCTTTATGACTGCGTCAGCTCTTTCTTGTGCTATATCTTCTATTGTCTTTTCTTTTGGTGTAGGTGTTCCCGCCATTGCTCTACCACCTAGAGCCATTTTAATATGTAGTTCTTGCTGTTCACTTAATAGCTTTTTTACTTCTGCTATGGCTTTGTCGTTAGCTTCTCGCTCTGCGCGTATTTGAGTTAAAATATCCTGAGGTGAGGAAGAGATGGGAGAGAGAGGCTCACCCGTAGAAACCTCAGCCTCAGGAGTAGATGGTATAAGATTAGTCATACTTAAGAGTAGGAGGTCTTATATTTAAATATTCTGCCTTGTAAGCATTTCTATCTGATTAACTAGCCTTTCTATCATTTGAGTATTTCTTTCTACCACACGCCTAAGATCTAGATAAATTAAGAGGAATGCTGTTATAGGAAAACCTACCGTTGAAATTACTTGTACCCAATCCATGTTAACCTAAGAAATCATCTGCTCCGCCTAGGTTTACTTTCCTATCGGGATTAGGATTTATTATTGCACTCTGTAACTCGCGAATATAATTCTCTCTATGTATTCTGTTAAAATCTGTAATCTTAATTAATTCTTTTCTGTTTTTCCCTAGCCAAGATTTCTCTTCTAATCCTGTTAAAACTCTTTCTGCTTTGTCTATTCTAGCTAGTTCCATATTGAATAATTGTACTGCGTCTATTGGGGCTAGAGCACCACTATCTACTTGCTGAATAATTGTCTTTAGAGCGTTGGAAGAACCTTGAAAAGAAACGTATTCATTTGTCTTTAAACCTTGATATTCTTCCTTAAGTTCGCTTATTATTCTGTTTGACTGCGCTAATAAAATGGCTGAACCTGCTACTACTGCTATCCCACCAGTTGCAACTGTTGCCCCACCTACTACAGCTCCTAAACCTGCACCTGCTAATGCTGAACCTGCTCCTATTCCTATGTCAGGTAATGCACCTCTTACTAATTCTCCCGTACTTGGTGCTTCCCCCGAAATGATAGGTACATCGCGCCCTACTCCTTGCGCTACTTTTGCTTGTTCTTGTCTTGCTTGTATATCTTGAGCTGTGACTTGTTGGGGAGCTAAAAACATTTGAGGTCCACCCGCGTCTTGTACTCTTTGAGCGAATGCCTTTTTACCTTCTCCCTCATTTCTAAATGCTTCAAGAGGTACGCTTCTTTGTGTTTCTAGTTTTGTTGCGTCAACTGTAGGAGGAGGTTGTGGTTGTTGATTTGCTGTTTGAAAAGGAGTATTGGGGCTGAATGGTTGAACTACCTGTTCTTGTGTTTTCTTCTTTTTCTTTGGAGCACCTAATACTGCAAAAGCCATTATCTACCTACTCCCGCTTGTGTATCGCTAGGTTGAAATGTTAATGCGTTTTGTGTATCTTTGTTTTCATCTTCTTGCAAGTTAGGTTCTATACTTGCGGGAGCAATTAGATTTAATTTAATTTTTAACTGTTTGAATAATTGCTTCTCTATGTATCGTTGTCGTTTTTCTACCACCTGTTGAAATGTGAGATAACCTACTTTTCCACCGCTTTCCGTCGAGCCTGAAGAGTCACTTAACAGTTCGGGACTTCCAACAGTAGAATAGAAGTCTTTGCGTAATGCGTTTTTCCATTCCAATAATAAAGGAGAAGGGTTTATTTGTACAACCTCATAACTCACAACATTCTCGTCATCTGGAATATAAATTATATTGTCTGTACTCTTTCTCATTGCTTCTTGCATTTTGGTTTTAAATTGCTCAATCTTTGTTGAGTTGTCTGTTTTCAGTTTAAACATAATTAAGGGCTTAGCTTGTCTGTGCATTACTTTACTGATATCATCAAAGTTCTCTGCAGTGGACAATAACATCTTTTCCATTGCGGGAATAACACTTAATCCATGTATCTGGTCTGCTAGTCTATCGAGACTAAAGTGTAAGATATTTTTAGGTTTGAATTTTATTATTTCTGTTTTATCTCCTATCTTGCTATGTTGTTCATATCTAATTAAGATACCTTGATTATTTAGAATGTGGTCTATACTTGCAGGGTCTAGGGGTTTTAGATTAAGTGCAATTTCTTCTTTGTCATCCCATATTATCTCTGCGTAAGAATCCCCACCTATAGACGCAACTACATCCATATTATAAAGGATGTCGTCAAATGTATCTTTACCCCACCCGCTAATATGATCTAGGTCTACTTGTGTTTCTGTATCTGTTATGTAACCCTTGCCCACATTCCAGATACTTCTTAGTAAAATGGCGTTCTTTAAATGAGGGTTATCATTGAAGTGAGCCCAATATGTAGACCACTTTCCATTTGAGTGTTTAGTTTCATTTTGTGAACTTATGCCGTCGGTGTTTAATGGTGCAACTGCATAGTCGAGACTAGTTGGTCTAGAATCTCCCGCTACTGTGTTTGATATATTGTATTCCATTTTAGATATTTGGTTTTAAGGGTAAGTGAATTGTTAACTGAGTGTTAACACTTCCCCAGTTATAAGACGTATCCCCACCAGTGTCATCCCCTACCGATCTACCTTTTGGATCTTGTGCAATTAACACCCTTGAGTTTACTGCTCCGCCCGCACTATGATTAATTTGAATTGTGAGCCTTAAGGTTTCCCCCGCTACTATAATTGTGTTCTTTGGGATTTCAAAACTAAGTGCATCTAGTGTTAAAACTTCTGCATTTACTGCCATGCTTCCACCCGTGTGAGTTCTTCCTGTTGCACTCGCTATTTCTGTTTCCGTCGTACCATCCCACCTACGCAATTTAACTAGAACAAGCCATTCATGGTTTTGTCCCGCTGAATCTCCATTTTTTACACCACTAGGGACATTAACAAAACACAACCCCTCAATGAGTGCTGTTTGTTCAAATTCTAAATCGTAATCTCTATCTAATACTGTTGTCTTTGTTGGTGTAACACTTGCCGTGAATGTATTTGTAATAAATGTTACATTGTCACTATAAAAGGTTAACACACTTAGTCCTAGAGTTGCGCCAGTATTACTTTGTCCCGCGTAAAGAGTAAGATAACCTTTTCCTGTTGCTGTGTCTGTTAAACTGTAACTAATTATTGCGGGGTTATTTGTCTTTGGAATTATTTCACGTAGTACCATTATGCGCCACCTAACGCTTGGATGTTTCTATCTTTTAAGTCTAAGATATTCTTCTCAAAGTTATTTAATAAAATGTTTACTATTGTTAACGCTTCACCAACGGGATAATTACTTAATTGTGAGCTAATTAATTGCATACCCGCATAATTGGAGAACGCATCTTCTAAACATGGTTTGAAGTTTGTTTCTATACTTGAGTAATTTGTTACCCAGTCATAATTTGTTTTTGCCATAATAACGCCTTCTGCCATGTTTGCAAGTCTTAACATAATTGCACCGCTTGAACTTAACCCGCTTGGTCGGTTTACTCCCGCTTTAATGATTATTGCTTCGCTTGTGCCTAGTGTGAACGCCATTATTTACTCAACCTCGACGTTAAAACCCTAATTGCATCTGTTAAATCTACAACTGCGTCGACAATTCCAAACGCATCATCAGTTAATGTTATTGTTGCCCCGCTTGTTGTTGATTCGTAAGTTATTGCATTAATTACTTGTTCTTGTACAGCCATACTAACTGTATTCACACCAAAGATTTAAACTTTTATCTTCGTTCGCCAACCATGCACTTCTAATTAATGCTTCTACTATGTCGCTGTTTGTATGCGAAAATATCGCATTTCTTGTTTCTCCTTCTCTAATTTTTACATCAAACTGCACACATCTTAAAGATAAAATAACCTCGTCGTCGTCAAGTAGTTTTATAGTTCCATGTTCCATCATTGATTTTAAGTTTTGATACATATCCTCCTTCTGTAATGACGTTCGTCTCTCACCATCAACATCTAAGTTTCTTTTTGCGTTGTTAAGTGCTACTACTCTGTTGCGTAATATTTCATCTCGCATTGCAAAATCTAAAATCCCTACCCCCATGCTTCCACTCCCCGCGTCGATACCTATCTGTTTAGCGTTGTAACTAGTTGCAAGTTCTTTTATTTTATCAAAAGTTTCAGTCATGTAGGTTTTACTTGTTGTTATACTTTCTACATGTTCGAAATGTTCTTTATCTATTCGGTCTATTATTTGAAAACTGCTTTTGTCGTCGCCCATACGTGCGAGGTCGACACCAATGATATGCCTTCTCTTTTGTTGTATTTGTTCTCGTCTTGTTAGAACACAACATTTCTTTATTAGTTCTGCAGGAAAGAAATTTAATAATTCTTCTGACGGTATTCCCAGATATTCTTGTGCAAAAACCCTTTGTGTTAGTCTGCTTTTTGCTTGTTCTAATTTCATTAAAGCTTTTTGTTTTACCTTTTCCGTCCATATTTCTGTTATTTTTCTATCGTTAACTACATCTACAGAAGAAACAACAAATCTAGTAAAACTATCATAATTTCCATCTTTGTTTATCCAAGTGTTGTAAAACTCTCCTTGTGTTCCGTTGAAAGTTGATAGCAATATTGTGTCTCCCCCCGTCGTTAAAAGTGCGGGATAAATTGCTTCGTAAACAGAATCTTCAACTCTGCTCGCTTCGTCGATATATAATCTTCCGATAGTCATAAATCTCACACCAGTGCCACTTAATCCGACGGGCAAACAGTAAATCGTAGTTCCGTTTTTGAGATTTATCTTTTGTTGTGTAGGTCTATCTTTTCCTTTTAAAACAATTTTCTTAGGATAATTTAGAGAAAGGTAATTTAAGGTTTTTGTAAATAATCCGTATGCTTGTCTTTCAGTTGGTGCACAAATTAACACGTTTTGATTATCATTTCTAACCGCCCATTCACTGCAGTCTATCGAGCATACAACACTTTTCCCGACTTGTCTCCCACTTGCTAAAATCTTATCGCCTTTTGTTTCTAAAAATAAAATTTGCCAAGGATCAAGAATCATCTTCGTCGACAAACTCCCATTCGTCCTCTTCTCCCTCAATTAATTCAGTAATGTTAGAAACATTCATATAGTCTTTCAGTAATTCGGGCTCTAGTGTCAAGCCCATTTTTCACATCCCTAAAAAGCACTTGCATCTCCTCGATTTTTCTTGTCTTCTCAGAATTGGACATATTATTATTATTCTCAGTTC